AGTTTTCGCTGCATCTGCCTCTCAGCCGCACGGCCTACGATAACGGTTGCAACGAAGTTATAGGTCACTAGACCACCATTGATAGCCCCATCGTATTCAACGCTCTCCATGTTGACGATACCGATTGGCGGGGTTGGATTGTCTGGCACTTCAGCAGATGCACGAAGCCCGCTGATAGTTGCCAGATTGGTTGCGATGCCCTGTCGAATCGCGCTTATGTCAGCCACTAGGCCATCCTGATTTTACGGAACGGAGCAAGCAGTGATTCAATGTCTGGATCTGTTCTGCTTACACGAACTACGCCAATCTCACCGAATCCAGCTACACCAAGAGGTGAGTCATAGCGCTTGAATTCGCGAACAGATAGGAAGTTACAAGCCTGACGAATGTCAGTAGGAACAGCAGTTCCATAACCGAATAGTCCAACAATCTGAACGGTAGCTTCACCCTGTGAGTCTGGGAAGTTGACAGTTGGGAACAGATAATCACCAACAGCACGAATGCGAGTGTATGGCGTGTAAACGCCACCAGCAATGCCGTTTAGTGGCTCAAGCTGATAGTCAGATGTTTTCCAAGTGGTGTCAAAGCTGCCATCGGCATCTGTTGAAGTCTTTAGGGTTGTTAGAGTAACAAGGTCGTCAATCTCTACAAGATAAGAGTCATTGGGTGTGTAAACACGGGTAGCTGAGCCTGCGGTAAAAGTTCTCTCGCAATAGCGCTCAATGTGTCTGGAGGCTGATTCAATACAGCGCTCAAGTAGTCCGTCATCGTCTGTCACTGCCGTGCCTAGGCGCAGAATGTCCTTGACTTCTTGCAGGGTGGTGTAGCCGTTAGTAATCGCCATGGCTCTAGTTTACCCCCGAATTCACGCGTTCAGTCTGTCCTTCATTTCTACCACCATCTCTAGAATTGCGTGATCCACAGCAGTTATAGGCTCCTCGCCATTCATAATTTGCCTAATTCTTTCCTCTAAAAAATCCGCAGACACTGGGAGAGTTCGGATCATTCGTGGCTTTGTTCCAAACCTACAAAGCTCTACAGCCGCGTCAAAGAGAGTGCCTGCCAGGAAAATCTCCGTGGACAATGGAGGCATTTGCCTATTTGTAATTAGATTGTAGGCAATGGTCGTAGCCACCATGTTGTGATTTGGCCTACCGAATGGGCCAATTAGATTAGGCAGGAAGCAGTTCCTAAATAGGATACCCCGCTCTTTGCACCATTCCTGTAGGTATTCTCCCGCCTCTCGCTTACCCTTTGCGTAGTCTGAGTTAAAGTTCTTGGCCTTGACCGAATTGGCATAAGTCAGGGTTTGAATGTTAGGAGATAAAACATCTGTCAGCTTTTTGGCTAACTTGACATTTCTGCCATGCAGGTTGTCACCCCTGTTTACGCCTGCTATGTGCAGAACATGAGTAGTTTCCCCAGGCTCGTCATCAGATCTAAGGTCATAGGCAAAGTTGTCCATCTCTCTCATCCTGAGAAATCGCATTACATGGCTGCCTACAGCTCCAGTCGAACCCGTAACTAAAACAGCCATTACTTTTTCAAGCTTTGCACTAGCGACTGAATTTCAGCGTTTCCCTGCCTACGGCTCTCGCCATCCAGCGATGCCCCAGAGAGCGTCAGCCTGTCATAACCGACATCGTAAACAATACGCTTTGTAGAGGCGTAGAATGCCCTTACAAGGCCCGTTTCCCTCATCCGTATCGCCAGACCCCAGTCAACAAATCTCATGGCTTCTGGGAACCCTCCAGAGGCTTGCCAGAGGTGTTTGGTCATGGGGTTACAACCCATAAGTGTGAATGAGTGGTCAAGCTGGTCTGGCTGCCACGAAGCTGACTGAATTACATTGGTCCCCTTGTGTATCAAATGGTCGCAGACCAGATTGCAACCCTCGTCATCCGCCTTCTGAATCTCATTCAGCGCTTCGGGCAGGAAGTAGTCGTCCACATTGCACATGGCTATCCAGTCGGTCTGGAGTAGCTCTATTCCTCTGTTGAAATAGCCAGCGTAATCCTTATGGTTCTCCTGCATTATCCAAGCTTGTCGCCCCTCGCTCTGCTTCATTACAGATTCCAAGTTCTTGTCATCTGTCACTATGACTATTTCGTCTGGCTGAATCTTCAGCGAATCTATGCCCTCCCACCAGCGGGATAGGAAGCTCGCATAGCCATCCCCCCAAATGCCCAGCGGTATGCCTATCGTCACACTCATGCCAAAGCCTCTGTCCAAAACTTGCTTGCAGATGAGTTGACCAGCTCCAATAAAATTGCTGGATTATCCCAATCTGATACCGAACTGATACCAACCTGCTCGTTCAGATGCACCTGGCATCCAGATAGCACGGCCTCGATCACCACGCGAGATTCGGCATCAAAGTCATTTGGTAAAAAAATGAAGTGCTTGGCACGAGCCATTGTCTCCAACACTTGCTCCCTGGGCTTGTTCCAATACATCACCAGCGGTATGCGGTTCTCCTCGGCCCAGCGCATAGCGTTGTCTGGTCCCTTCTGACGGTGCAGCCTGGCTGCCCAAAGTGCAAACTCCTCTTTAGGCTTTGACTGAAATTCAGATGTATCGAATGATGACAGCACCCAGGTTGTAGCTTTCGGCTGCGTCCACTCCAGCTCTATCTCCAGGTGCCTGGGGGTTCGGCAGATGAACTTACTAGCTGAGTTGATGAGGGTCTGGCGAGCAGGTGTTCGGGTCTGCTTATGGTGAACCATTACGACTGGATTTTTCGTAGCCAATTGGGTCATGGCTTCGTCTGTCAGCAGGTCTGTTCCAGTAATGATGAGCTTGTCAGCATCCATGGCTTCTTCCCATTGATCGGGACTGAATACCTTGACCTCATGTGGTGCGGCTTCTAGGTAGCGAGCATCGCTCATCTCTGCTCCACCACGATACTTCCCAGGAATTCCGTTTATTGTTTCTATCTCTGTTGGCAGATGATGGCTGAGCCAGGCAATCATGCGAATAGTCCCTTGAAGAACGGTGTCCACTTCCACTGCCATAGGTGAGCGAAGTCGAACTGCTGAGCAAAGTCCACAGAAGCTTGATTGACGCCGCGCTCTGCGTGATAAGCCTTTTCTAATGATTCAACAATCTTGTTCACCGAAGGTATTGAGAAGAACGATGACTGAGCTTCATCCCAGAATGGTTGACCATCCACTTTCCAACTGGCTTCTGATACTAAGTCCTTGGATGCGGCGAAGTTACTTGTAATGACGCGGGTTCCACACGCCTGAGCTTCCACGGTTGGAATGCCAAAGCCCTCTCCGTAAGAAGTGCTAAGCAGAACATCCATTGCGCTGTAGAAACCTGCCATCGCTTTGTCTGGATAGCCAGTGCGTAGCATGTCGCGGTCTGGAAGAATGACAGCCGATTTGTCCAGTCCTACCGACTTCAGTAAAACAGCTAAATCGAATCCACCATAAGCACGCGTTGGTTCACTGTGAATGTAGATCTGAGAATTCGGGTATTTCTTGTGAAAAATAGCAAAGGCCAGCAGGTTCTCTGCATAGGCTTTGCGATGAATTTGTCCATTGGCTTTGTTGGCTGCCACCATACCGACTAGGAAAGTATCTTCTGGGACACCCATAAATTCTTTAGGTTTCATTCCCTGTAGCTCAGCCGTTGGCTTGTAAATCTTTGTGTCTATACCGTGTGGAATGTAGATTGACTGAATTCCAACTGAATCTAGCTGCTGTTGTCCATGTGGTGACATTGCGATTGAAGTTACATTCTCACGCTTTAGGAATTCAATGACCTTTGGTGGCGGTGTTGTGTGGTCTAGTGGAACCCAAGAAACTATTGGGCCATCAAACTTCAGGTCGTTATAGACCCATACATCGTAAAGGGTCATAAGGACTGTCTTTGTATCTTTGTGCCTGTTGGCAAAGTCGTTATACCAAGTATCCATAACATCTACTGAATAGAGAGTAAATCCGCGTGGATAGTGTGGGACTTTTTGTCCAGCAATGTCCAGGGTCGTATGTGCGCCCTCTAGCCCATAGTTTGACAGGGCAGCAAATTTCATCCCTGACCGAATTGCGTGTTCTGCAAGTAGCTTTGCTTGGTTGCCATAGCCAGTAGGCATACCTGGGCTGTTTGAGGCAAGTGCAATAGCGCCGTTGATTCTAGGTTGTTTTGACATAGCTTTACCATAGCAAAAAGAAACCCCCGCAGCAACCTAGATCTGCGGGGGCTTCAGCTATTTCAGCGGATACTAGCTAGCAGCACCGATGAAGTATTTGATGTGGCTTGCGTGAGTCAAGTCACCGTCAACGCGCATCAATACTCGGAAGTATGTTTCGTCCTTGTTGAATGCGTAGTCAGTTGAGGTAGCGACCTGGATTCCACCAGCAACGCGGACCTTGTATGAAGGCCAGTGTCCGAATAGGACGGACTTTGCACCAGTGCCTGTTGCAGCAATGGCTGGGTTCTCCACAACTGGGTAGCCAGCGAAGTTGTCTGGCTGTCCAACGTTTACCTGGTAGAGGTAGTTTCCAGCGGTGTCCTTGAGCTTACGCATTGCACCGATAGCCTGGCCTGCTGCCATGTAAGCAACACCTGGGAGTCTGCGAGCAGCTCCATCAAGTGAATACTGAAGGTCAATCAGGTTGTCAGCGGTGAACGCACCAGAAACACCAGTTCCACCAGTGATACCAGAACCAGCAGCGGTTACAACACCATTTGGCTTGTTGCTTCCGTCACCAGTGGTTAGAACTGCGTTGACTGCGAATCCAAGACCGTTACCAGCCTGCTCTGCAAGGTGAGCAGAGATGTTGAATCCAGCGTCAGCGATCAACTCGTTGGATACTGGGATGAGCAGACCATACTTGTAGGCCTGTAGTGTGATGGAGCTGTAGGTTGGCTCGGACTCGTCCATAGCAGAACCAGCAGACTTGAGGGTTGCGGTGCTGTATGCGGTCAGGGTTGGGATAGTGATGTCCTCACCAGAAGTGGTGTTGATTCTCTGTCCTACATCTAGCATTGGACCAACAAGGCGTGCAACATCGAATACCTCGTCAAAGAATGACTTTGGAACGGTGTTTGCGGAAGGAACTAGAGTTCTTTCTTCCCTGTTGAAGGTGTGAGCGCCACGGGTAGCAGCAATCTCGCGTAGAACGTCAGAAGCTGAACGCTCTGACTTCTCTGGTAGAGCGAAGCCCTTAGAAGCTACTGAAGCCTCTACTGCGCGCTCCTCGTTGCGCTTTGCAACAGCAATTGCATTGTCAGCACGAGTGATGTCGGCCTCAATGCGGTCAATCTTCTCTAGTTCAGCAGCGTCTAGACCGCGACCTTCCTTCTCAGCACCCTCGATAACATCGCGGATCTGCTCGGTAAGGTTTGCGCGGATCTCCTGCTGAGCCTTGATGAACTCAGACATTTAGTCTCCTTATTTGATTTACATGAATTACAGTCGCGCTGACGCAAACTGAACACGGCAGAGCTGACTCACATCCGATGTATAAATTTTACAACTGAATTCCATGATCAAAAGAAAACCCCCAGAGGAAAGGACACTCTGGGGGAACTCGCTTGGTCAGCGGTCAGGGGCTACCGCTTTTCGTCAGCCTTCAATACGCGAGTTTCTTTCGTTGGCTCATAGGAGGCGGCTTCAGCCTTAGCTGGAGCATCTAAGCCAACAACTGCTTCAGCCATGGCATCTGCCAACTGAAAAACTGGTCCCGTCTCTGGATTTCCAGCAACCTTGAGAATTGCTGCCTTGATTTGTTCTTTGCTTGCCATTTAGATTCCTGTCAGTAGTTTGAGTTTCATTTTCTTGAGGGCAAGCTTCTCCAAGTCACCTTCAGGCTGTGATTCATCCTTGACGGTGTAGGAGCTGATTGCCTGGTTCAGAAGGCGACCTTCCTCCTCGGAAAGCTCCTTGCCTTCTTCCAACTTGACCATGGCATCTGCTAGAGCATCGGCATCTACCTGCGCTCTTTCAGCTACTTTGTCAAGTCCGCGAACCGATGTTGTGCCTGCCGTGCTTGAGTAAGCAGGGAAAGCAACGATTGAAACTTCATGAAGTCTTACTGAGCGGAGGGTGCGCTCTGATCCGTCTTGGGACCATTCGTCCCCTCCTGATGGAACACTGAATCCAAAGCTCATGGAATCTACATCGCCACGGCGTAGCAGCTCAGAAGCATCGCGTCCAGCGGTTGTGTTTGGAAGCTGAGCAATTACCTTGAGTCCGCGGGTGTCCTCATAAAGCTTTAGGGTTCCAGCACGGGTCGAACCGAGAACTGTTCCACTGTCGTGGTTCCAAAGTAGCTTGATGTCGTTACGGGCCTCAATAGAGCGCTTGAATGCTCCTGGAGCGATGCGCTCAATAAAAGGCAGTGGCTCCGATGGCTCGTTGAATACTGCTGCATAACCTTCAAAGGTCATGTAGTCGCCATCTTCGCGCACTTCAAACTCAATTGGAGTTACGCGCATTTCTATCTTCGACAATGCTTTGCCTTTCGCTCGGCCTTCGTTTTCTTCTTCAATTCTAGCAACGACACCTTCTGCATAAGTGAGTGCGCGTTGTGCTGCTCGCTTGGATGGACCTGAACCCCACAGTAAATGTGCAACTACACCAGGGCTAGGATAATCAGGCGAATCAGGTCGTGCGGCGGGACTGTCCAGATCAGGAAGGTGACGAGCAATCCAAGCCCGAATCCTAACCCACTTGTCAGCAGTGACATTGCCCGCTGCCATGGCTCGCGCTTCGCGAATCGTCCTGTCAACCAGTCCATCTCCACCGAATCCTTGCTCGTAGTATTCAAGGCCCCTGCGGGCTGCTGCTCGCATATAGGCGGGCGGCTCTAGGTTGACTTGTCTGTATTCTGTCTCTGCCATGGAGTTATCTTCCATGTCATCATCATCGTCCTCATCTTCCGACTCATCTTCTGGTTCTGGAAGTGGGGCTATTTGAGTAAGCGTTGAAAACTTGTGTCCGACATAAACATCGGTGTCTCTCCAACCGCCGTTGTATTGCTCATAAACCTGAATTAGTGCGGCTGGGTCTGCGGGTGTTCCTACGACTGTGACTGAACTGTCTGGAACATTGATGCGACCATCCTCGACAATCTCTTTGATTTCTCCTCTTGCTCGTCCACCTGACGAGTTCCAGGAAACATAGTCGCCAACCTTTAGCGTTCCAGGCATAGCTCGTTCTCCACCTGGCTCCATGTCCTCTGCTAGAGATAACGCAACCATCTGATCAATTGCATCTTGCTTAGATCCATGGCAACCCATTACTTCGCCATCGGACTTTTCAACTGCCCAACCTGAGCAGTCTGGGTTCTTATCTGAAATGTAGTATGGCATTAGATTGTCTGCCTCATCCAACTAACATTGTGGCCGTTTTTAGTGCTTACACAATAGATTTGTTCTAGGGGTTGTAATTGAAATTGATAGCTCTCAAGCTTTACAAGTTGTAGCCCAGTGCTTGTTGTTACAGCACTTCCACCAAGATAAACCTCAGCGGTGTTGTCGTTATTATGAATTGTAATTATTGATGGGTTAGTCCATACACCATCAATAGCAGTGGCCACGGTTCCAACTGAAGTTCTGCCATTTGTTATCACTGTTGCGCCTCTGCTTGTAGCTGGACCGAATCCTTACCAGTGTGTGCAATGTCTGGTAGCTCAAGCTTTGCCATAACATCTGCTGGGTCGAAGCCAACCTGAATCAATCTCTGGGCCATGTCAACCTTGGCGGACATCGCAGATAGGTCAGCGGCATCCACATTGACATTTGCAAGTGGAACACGCACTGTC